ACTCTAAAGTAGAACAACAGTTAATCAATGAATTAACAGTTGAGACTATAAAGGCTATGGGAAGAGATGTGGTTTATATCCCTAGAGATTATCTAGTAATCGACAAAGTATTCGGAGAAGATCCAGAATCTAAATTTTCAGAAGGATATCCCATTGAAGCGTATTTACTAGATTTTGAAAGATTTTCTGGAAATAGAGATATAATTGTTAAATTTGGTATTCAAATTACAGATCGTCTAACTATACAGATTTCGAAAACTAGATTTGAACAAGAAATTTTTGCTCGTAGAAATGAAATCAGAAAACCAAGAGCCGGTGATTTGATATATTTACCTATGTCTAAATCTCTTTTTGAAATTAATTACGTCGAAGACGAAGCTCCATTTTATCAATTGGGTGGACTCACCACATACACCTTGGCCCTTGAACTGTTTACATACAGCGGAGAGAAGATCGAAACTGGAATTACTGATATAGATGTAGTTGAGGATGATCGAAAGACTAATGCAATATTGGTCTATATTGATAAACTAGGAATAACAGGATCAAACACAATAAGAGACGGAGAAATTGTATATCAAGTATTGGGAGTTACAGGAATTACTGCTATATTTAGCGATGCAGATTATACCGCTAATGTAGTGAATTTCGTACAAGGCGCAACTCAGAGTATGCTATATCTGACTGGAATAAGTGGAACTATATCTTATGATATAACACAAACAATAAAGGGATCTGTTTCTGGAGCTGAATATTACCTCAAGGGAGTAACTGGTTCTATTAGCGATATAGTACTACAGCAAGAACCCATTGATGGAAGTAATGTCGGAGACAATGAGAATTTTAGAAAAGAATCTTCTACTATTTTTGACTTTACAGACATTGATCCTTTTTCAGAGGGTAACTACGGCTAATGTTTACACAAATACTAGATAATAATTTCGACCATACTATTAGAAAGCATGTTTATGCATTTGGCTCTTTGTTTTCATCGATTTACACACAAACTGTTAGAAATGGAATAACAGAAAAACGAAGAGTTGCAGTAAGTTATGGTGCAAAAGAAAAATTTATTCAATTACTTTTAGAAGAGAGTGGTATAAGTGACAAGACTCACGTTCAAATGGATTTGCCACGAATAGGGTTTGAATTGATGAATTTAGCTTATGATCCTACGAGAAGATTAAACAAATTACAGAAAAAAACAAAAATAGTAAACGGCAAAGTATTATCTGCCTATTCAGAATCCCCATATAATTTCTTGTTTAACCTCTATCTTTTTACCAGAAGTTCAGAACATACTTTGCAAATAATAGAACAAATACTTCCTTATTTTACACCAGATTTTACTGTTACAATGAATATGAATGATCTATATACTAAAGTTGATGTACCGATAATATTAACAAACACAGATGTTAATATTGAGTATGAAGGAGCTTTTGACTCTAGAAGAGGTATAGTTTCTGTTTTGTCCTTCAATATGAAGGGATATATCTATTCACCAATTAAGAAAATGAATGAACAATCGAATATAGTGATAGAAACAGTAGATATTGATCTATATGATGGTATTTTTTCTTCAAATACATTTATAACAGACATAGGGTATACTGGAGATTCTTTAATAGGAATAACTTCTGCTACTTGGTCTCCTGGACTAGATACACCATGAAAAAAGCACAAGACAAATTATCAGAGATATTGAAGGTGGATTTCATTCCTGAACAAGAACTACAAAAAATAGTAATAGTGCCCACTATTATAGAGGAACCCAAAAATGAAGTATTACAAACTGATTTTTTAATAGCGCGAAACAATATTAAGAATTTAATAAAATCTGGGACAGAGTCATTAGCTGAAATTGCAAAAATTGCAAAAGACAATAATGAACCAAGAGCATACGAAATCGTAGCAACTTTGTTAAAAACACTAACAGAAATGAACAAAACATCAATAGACTTACACGATATTTTAAGTAAGGCCGAATCTAAAAAGGTATCAATAAAAAATACCACAAATAATTCAATTTATGTTGGATCTACTAGTGATTTACAGAATTTAATAAATCAAGAACGAAGTCCACTAAAAGTGGTGAGGGAAGAAGAAGATTGATATGAAAATGTTAGAAAACAAATATAAAAATTGGTATTTTTCATTAATGAAAAAAGCACAAGATAGAATATTAGAAAACATCATATTAACTGAGAATCATCATATAATTCCAAAATCTTTTGGTGGGATGGATGTTCCAGAAAACATGGCAAGACTAACAATTCGAGAACATCTGATGGCGCATCGATTATTGCCCAAGTTTCTAACAGGAATAGAGAAAGCGAAAATGCGCTGCGCTTTTTTTCTGATGACACACCGAAAACTGGTAAAAATACCAACGAGTGCTATCATGGAAGCAAAAAAAGCAAACAAAGATCCACTGAAGATTCAAGAAATGGTCAAAAAACACCGAGGAATGAAGAGATCTGAAGAAGCAAAGTCGAAAATGAGTATATCAGCGAAAGCGCGAATATTTAAGGAGGGTGGTCCTTGGAACAAGGGAACTAAAGTGTCAGTATCAACAAAATTGAAAAGGGCAGAATCTGGGTTCAAGCATTCGGAGGCAACGAAACTAAAAATTTCATTGTCGAAAACTGGTAAGAAAATGTCATTGATGCACAGATTGAAGATGATCGGAAGATCTCAGTCTGAAGTAACAAAACAAAAACAAAAAATATTATTTCAAGCAAGATTGTTGAAACACGGTGGACAGCACAATAAGGGCAAGAAACTTGTCAATGGAAAGTATATACTCCTAACAGAGGATAAAATATGAAACGAAAGGGGTATTTAGGAAATCCGAACTTAAAGCCTGAAGGTAAAACTATTCAATTCACTCCAGAGCAGGTAAAAGAATATGTGAAATGCGCCAATGATCCAATTTATTTTATTACAAAATACATAAAAGTCGTTTCTCTGGATAAAGGACTTGTAGATTTCAAACTATATGATTATCAGGAAAGTATGATACGAACCATCCACGAAAAAAGATTTGTTATCGGAAAATTAGCTCGGCAATCGGGCAAAACTACTACGGTTTCCGCATATCTTTTACATTATGTGCTATTTAATCAAAATGTAAGCGTAGCAATTTTGGCTAATAAGCAAGCAACTGCACGAGAAATTTTAGGGAGGATTCAACTTTCATATGAATATTTACCACAGTGGATACAACAGGGGATCAGAGAGTGGAACAAACATTCACTAGTTCTAGAGAACGGGTCAAAAATCATATCTGCGTCTACATCATCTAGCTCCATTCGAGGCGGATCACACAATTTTCTATTTTTAGATGAATTTGCACATATTCCCACTTCTGTAGCTGAAGAATTCTTCAGTTCTGTTTACCCAACAATTACAGCAGGCACCAATACTAAAGTAGTTATGATATCCACCCCGAAGGGATTAAATCTTTTTTACCATTTCTGGAAAGGTGCCCAGAGTAAACAAAACGAATACATTCCTATAGAGGTATCATGGTATCAAGTTCCGAAATATCCAGGTGGTCCCCTGCGAGACGAACCATGGAAAATAGAAACTATACGAAATTCTTCAGAAAGACAATTTCAAGAAGAATTCGTTTGTGACTTTATTGGATCTTCTAATACCCTAATCTCCTCTGCAAAATTAAATTCTCTCGCATGGAAACGACCGATTTCTAAAACAAACGACGGAATAACGATTTATGAAGAACCAATAAAAGAATCCGAAACAACTCCAGAACACACATATTTCACTACAGTCGATGTTGCACAAGGTCAAGGCAAAGATTATAGCGCATTTACTATAGTAGACATTACAGAATTACCATACAGAATAGTTGCAAAATATAGAAATAATCTAGTATCTCCTCTGCTCTTTCCTTCTATAATAAGATCTCTGGGCAAAAAATATAACTATTCTTATGTCATGGTCGAACTAAATGACATAGGATCACAGGTTGCAGATATTTTACATAGAGACCTAGAATATGAAAATTTGATAAAAAGCAACATGAGGGGAAGAAGCGGGCAAATACTTTCCGAAGGATTTGGTGGTTCAAAGTCCACACAACTCGGTATCAGAACAACTCAGGGTGTTAAAAAACTAGGGTGTGCTGTATTAAAAAATCTTATAGAAAATGATAAATTAATAATAGAAGATGCTGAACTTATCGAAGAACTTACCACCTTTATTGCTACAACTACGTCTTTTCGTGCAGACGATGGGTATAACGATGATCTAGTAATGACTTTGGTCTTGTTTTCTTGGGCAACTAGACAAGAATTTTTCAAAAATCTGACAGATACTGATGTCCGACTTGAATTATATTCGGATGATATTAGAAAAATTGAAGAAGAATTGCTACCTTTTGGTTATTTAATGGATGGGTCGAATACCAACGAAATAACCGAGGAAATGGTAGATGAAAAAGACGCCTGGTTACTTGTAGACACCACAAAAAATCCATGGATTGATTTATATAAGCAAAATAACCTATTTTAAAATATCAAAAATTATAAATAATGCAAACACAAACATTATATATTTCAAAATATTTAAAAATATAAATAAATTAGGAGACTTACTATGGCTCGATCTAGACCAAAACTTACATTTAATATCACTGATGATTCATTTGTTTTGCCAGCAGAGTTTTTTGTCTTTAATCTTAATAAACCAATTGGAGCATGTTGGGCTCCTGATTTAGGTATATTAGCGGCTCAAAACGAAATTGAACAAGGTTATATGTCGGTTGATGGTATTCAGAATTGGTATGGACGAATATTAACATTAAGTGCACAAATTTCTGGGTCAAGCGCATCGAGCGATACACACACAAGTACAATATTAAATGGAGCAACCGGTGATGGAACTACTATGGGTGGCGCAATTGGTCTATTAAATGGTTCGTATGGAAATACTTATACAATTACAATAGTAGAGGGTGGTTCTGGTGCCACCACCGAGTTTTCACCTACTAATAAATTCAGACCAAATTGGTGGGCAGTTCATAATTTTCTTCAATATGGATCAAGATGTATTGTTGGTTTCGATGGAAGAGGATTTACGGGTGAATTAGGACCAGGAGGAACATTTGGAATTTCTAATCCATTAACAACTGTTGAACATTTTGCAATACCAGGTCTTTATAGTATATTATTCCAATCCTTCCATAGTGATACTGGGAATGTTTTGGACGGTGGATGGGATGAAGGAATCTCTTGGGTTCAATGCCCAGATAACGCCGCCGTTCATACCATCACAAATGCTCTTAAGATTTCTGAGTTTCCTATAATTGGAGTTGTAAATGTAGGAATAACTGCCGGAGCAGTTCTACCTGCTAGTATCGGTGTTGATGAAGGGACTGAATATATTGTTGCAGTGGCAGGAGATAAATATCACCTAAATTCGGTGTCTAGTGACGCAGCATCGTCTATGATTAGAACACATCTTGCACCAGATGTTGCTGGTGTTATATCAAATACACAAGCTCCATGGATTTCTCCAGCAGGTCCAAAAAGAGGAAGAATATTAAACACGGTCAAATTAGCATATAAATTTACTACAACAGCTCAAGATGCTCTTTATGACGCAAATGTAAATTCTGTGATACTAGTCCCAGGATCTGGTGTGCAGTTATTTGGAGATATAACAAATGCTCCTGATAATTCTAATCTTTTAGCAATAAATGTTATAAGAACCATAATTTATATAAAATCAGCACTATTACCAATAGCAGCTGACGTATTGTTTGAGATAAATAATTCTGATACTAGAGATACTTTTACTCTACGAGCTACTAGTTTTCTTTCAAGAATACAAGCTGCAGGAGGTCTAACTGACTTTTCTGTTCTTTGCGACGAATCCAATAATCCACAAGCACTAATAGATGCTAGGGTATTTGCAGCTGATATTAAAGTTAAAATACCTGGATCTATTAATTATATTAACATAACACTTACAAACAAATAAACATAGAAACATAGGAGAAAAAGAACATGAATATTGAAACTTTCAGAGAACAATTTGACGGAGTTCGGGCAAATAGATATATTATTAATCCAGGTGCTGGAAACTCAGGTATGACACAATTACATGCTGCATTGTATGTTAAAGCTGTATCTGTACCTGGAAGTAGTATAGGAATGATTCCTGTATCATTTCAAGGTAGACAGATCAAATTTTCAGGAGAAAGACAATTTAATGACTGGACATTTACTTGTTATGACTCTAGTGATGCGAATGTAAGAGTTAAATTAGAAAATTGGATTAGTTTGATGGATCATGTAACAACTCACACAGTCCAGTATAATCAAGCAGAAGATTGGACTGTTTCCTATAACGATATGTCAGGACAAGGATCTGGTAGTACTACAACTAGAGGATTTAAATTGCATCATTGCTGGCCAATAGATATTAGTCCTATTGATTTGAGTTACGATATGGTAGATTCTTTTGCAGAATTTACAGTTACCTTAGCGTATGATTATCATACGACAATCTAATAAATTATGACTTTTGTGACATATATACTATATGGCATTTGAACTATTTGGATTTTCGTTTGGTGGTAGAAGCGACAAAGATCAACCAGGAATAACTGGTTCAACAGAGTCGTCTTCGGCTCCGTCGTTTGTTCCTCCTGATAATTATGACGGAACTTATGTCATAGAGTCGGGTGGACTCATGGCATCCGTGTATGATTTCGGGGGAATGGCATATGCCAATGACACTCAATCTATAAAACAATATCGAGCAATGTCTTTATATCCCGAAGTAGACATGGCAATAGAATTTGTCATAAATGAGTCTATTGTATTCAATGCAGATGGTACTTCTGTTAAACTAGATTTAGCTGCGGTAGATATGTCAGAAACCATAAAATCAAAGATGCATGCTGAGTACAAAGCAATATTCAAATTATTAGATTTTAATAACAAGGCTTACGATTATTTCAAACGATGGTATGTCGATGGTAGATTATATTTTCATAATGTAATCGACAACGAAAGGCCAGAAAGAGGTATAACAGAACTACGATCTGTTGACCCTGTCAAAATAACAAAAATACGAAAAATTACCAAAGAACTAAAAACAATAGATAATAAACAAGTGTTTGTCATAACAAATATAGACGAACATTTTGTCTATGTGGATACTACTGCCGATTCTTTGGTACCAACTACATCGACTGGTTTGAAAATATCACCAGATTGTATGACTTATGTGCATTCTGGAATTGTAGATCAAACCACAAAGAAAGTAATAGGTCATCTTCATAAAGCAATTAGACCACTAAACATGTTGCGACAAATAGAAGACGCTGTGGTAATCTATAGAATGACTCGCGCTCCTGAAAGAAGAATTTTTTATATAGACGTTGGTAATTTGCCAAAGCAAAAAGCAGAACAATATATGAAAGACTTAATGGTTCGTTATCGAAACAAGCTTTCGTATGATCCTCAAACAGGCGCTATAAAAGATGATTTTAACCATAATTCTATGTTGGAAGATTTCTGGATTCCCCGCAGAGATGGTGGCAAAGGAACAGAGATCACTTCCCTGGAGGGTGGACAAAATTTAGGTAATCTTGAAGATGTAGACTACCTGTTGAAAAAGGTATATCGTGCATTGAATGTTCCTTTGTCAAGACTAGATGCTGCCAATGGTTTTAACATGGGCAGAAGTAGCGAAATCACAAGAGATGAAGTAAATTTCTTCAAATTCGTCGAAAGAATGAGACGAAAGTTCTCGTTCCTATTTTTAGATTTGTTGAAAAAACAATGTATTCTCAAGGGAATTATGACTATACAAGATTGGGATGATATTGTACAAGATATCCGATTTATATTCAACAAAGACTCGTATATCGACGAATTGACAAACAACGAGATATTAAAAGGAAAAGTGGATATGTTGAATATATTAAGTGCGAGTTCTGGCACATTCTTCTCGGACAAATATATTAGAAAGCAAATATTAAACCAAACAGACGAAGAAATGGCAATAATGGATGAGGAAATGGCGGCTGAACGAGAGGTCAAAATGCAACAAGCTGCACAACAACAAGCAATAGAACAACAAGCTGAAATGATGAATGCTAAGAATGAAGAGTAAGATTCTAAAAGATAAACCTCAAAATAACACAACACATAATATATTTCATTATTATGATAAAGATTTTTATACTTTCCTAAAAACTGCTTCCAGAGGAAACACCAACAAAAGAATAAGATTTAAAGACAAAAGTGTCAAAATAGTGACCCCCCACAATGCAGCAACAATCAAGGCGTATATCGACAATAATGGGTTAATGTATAAAAATAACAAGGCATTCTTCAATACTTCTAGTATTATTGGATATATATTATACGGAAATACCTAAAAATATAAATAATTAAACATGTTACTAATAACAGAACAATCATTTGATACAATAAAACTGTCTATTCTTGAGGGAATAGAGGGCAAACCCAAATCATACTACCTAGAGGGTATTATGATGCAGGCTGAAACAGTTAATAGAAATGGACGAAGATATCCTTCCCATATATTAATGAACGAGTGCAAGAGATATACAAAAGAATTAGTTGAAGAAAAACGATCATTTGGGGAATTAAATCATCCATCAGGACCTACTGTGAATTTAGATCGTGTCTCTCATATGATCAAAGAATTACACCAAAACGGAAATGATGTATACGGAAAAGCAAAAATATTGTCCACACCCATGGGCAACATTGTCAAAAGTCTGATTGACGAGGAAGCAAAACTAGGAGTTTCTACTAGAGGGATGGGATCTTTAAAAAAGATAAATGAGATAAATGAAGTACAAGAAGACTTTATGTTGTCTGCGATAGATATTGTTGCAGATCCATCTGCTTCTAAAGCATTTGTTAATGGTATTATGGAAGGAAGAGAATGGGTATGGGATAACGGATTTTTGCGTGAGGAAATAATCGCAAAGTACAAAAAAACCATCAAAAATACATCTTCTAGAAAATTAGAAGAAACTACCCTATTCTTATTTAATAAATTTCTTACAGAATTATAATTGTCAAAAATATAAATAATATAAATAAAACGGAGGATTTCACAGTGCCACAACATAATCAACAAGTACAACAACCAGAAATGGACGCAACAGGTAGAGGATCATTTGATGCAACAGGAAGAGGATTTCAGATTGCTCAACCTATAGCTCAACCAGAAACAGCTCCACAAAACATGCAATCATTGCGCCCAGGTGGTGGATTGTCTGATGCTTTGTATGCTGTTATGTCAAATCAATCTGCACAACAAGCTGCACCACAAGCTGCACCACAAGCTGCACCACAAGCTGCACCACAAGCTGCACCGCAAGAAGTTTCGGACGAAGAAACAGAAGAAAATGCTAATTTAAAAACAGAAGATTATCTTAATGCACTGTTTAATGGTGAAAATTTATCAGAAACATTTAAAGAAAAAGCAAAAGTTATTTTTGAAACTGCATTAACACATAAATTAAATTTAGCAGAAAAAGCTATGGCTGCAGCTTCATATGAATTAATACACGAAGAAATATATAATGGTGTTAATGTTGGAATACAAACAGGGGTTCGACAAATTTCAGAAGCTGTAGACGAATATTTAACATATGTCGGTCAAGAATGGTTAGTTGAAAATAAACTCGAAGTAGAGAGTGGACTACGAACAGAAATATCAGAAAATTTCATACAAGGTCTAAAACAATTATTCGAGAACAGTTTCATGGAAGTTCCAGAAGAAAAAGTAGATCTTATTGATGGTCTTTTTGAAGAAAAAGAAATAATAGAAACTACACTAAATGAGACAATTCAAGAAAATATAAAACTTAAAAATCAATTAGCAAAACAACTTTGTATTGAAAGTTTTACAGTAATTTCTAATGATTTGACTGACGTAGACATGGAAAAACTTGCTAAATTAACAGAAGGTCTTGAATTCAGTTCTATTGAACAATACACAGAAAAGGTGCAGTTATTAAAGGAATCATATTTTAATAACAGAACACTTCCAACAAAGAAACAACCCGTAGTTACAACCGAAGCATCCCCACTAATGGAAAATTATGTTAATGTTCTCAGTCGTCAATTAAAGTTGTCGTCCAATCTCAAAAAATAAATTTTTATATATAATATACTCAAACAATATCAAGGAGAGAATAACACATGGCATTCACTAATCATAAACAAGTAATTTCAGTTCAGTCGGTACCCAATGGATTTACGTTTGCTGCTTCTGGATTTACAACTGCAGTTAACGGAGCATCTGGTCCATCTGTGATTTCAAAGCACTCAAGTACTATTTTGACTGTAACTGGTGCTCAGACAACAATGACATTTACACCAATATACTATACACCATCTGGTGTAACTATTGCTGGTCCAGTAACAAAGGTAGCAGAAGCAAATTCACCACTACATCAAAACGTAAGATTGCATTCATTCACTGGTTTAACTGGTGGTTCAATCACTTTCTTATCATAAACTAAATATTAAAATAATCAAACTTATAAATACTTAAACAGGAGAA